AATTATAAGGATAAAATAGACCATGTTTTTACAGCTCCAGGGAATCGACCAAAAACCACAAATGATACAGAAAAACGTATAGCACCTACAGGGGCAGTTCACGCAGGATTTGGTCGTTGGACCGATACATCAGGAAAAACCCTAGGATATACCCGAGATGGTAAATGGGTACCAGCAAAACCAAATATAACAGAAAATGAATCAATAGATGAAATTAATGAGTATTGTACTGCATGTTTGATTGAATATATACAAGAACATGATATTGTATTGGAAGAAGCAGAATACCACGGGCACAAAGTTTCTCTTGGAAAACCGGGGAGGGGCGATGTGAAAAAATTTAAGGTATTTGTGAAAGATCCAAAAACTGGTAATGTTAAGAAGGTCAATTTTGGTGATAAGACCATGCGAATTAAAAAGTATATTCCATCACACAGAAAGAGTTTCCGTGCGCGACATCATTGTGACACAAACCCTGGACCAAAAACGAAAGCACGATATTGGTCCTGCCGAAAGTGGTAATATGAAAAACAAAATATCACGAGAAACGTCCGATAAAATTTTAGATAAGATGGGATATAAGTTCAATCCTGTAGAATTTTATTTGGGAATGAATTCTGAATTAGAACATAAGGATGTAACGCACGGAAATATGGTGATGACGGCAAAAATTGCGGCAGCACACCTCAAAGAAAATCCAAAGTACTATTCATTATTGAAAAAAATAGAAACCAATGAAGATGGAATGCCAAGTGGGATGGGACTAAACTTACCAGGCGGTAGTATTAATGGGGCACCAAAACCTAACGATGTTAAAAAAATACGAAAGCAATTGAACATGGAGAATGTAATGGTAAAACTTTCAGACTTAATTTTGGAAAATGCAACTCTAGAACGTAGAGTAAATTTACAACGTGTAGAAATGGCATTGGAAAAAATACTACCGGAATTAAAACCAACCGACAAAAAGACAATAGAAACCTTGTTTGTTCCTATTAAAGAAATGGTTGAAAAAACAAATGCCGAACCATACACAATTTTCAACGCTGACAAGTGGAGGTTGATATGTATGATCGTGTACGGACAACTTGCCGCATTGCAATTGGCCGTAGAAGACATCGCAGAAAAAAATAAAGACGTTAATTGCCGTGTATTAACTCGCGCAATTAATGGAATTCTTACTTACTAAGTGAGGGGTTATGGCAGATAATAGTATTTATGACAGACTAAAAAAGTTATTTTCCACCAGTACGATTGTACGAAATGTTGGTGGAAAAAAGCTTAAAATAGCTGATACCGATAATGTACAGTCATTTATCAATCGCCGTGGCGTTGATAGATACCACCGTGTATACTCGTCAATGACGGGCGGATACGGGTCTGCACATGGTCGACATGAATCAGCAGCCGCATTTCAAGGATCACGGTTACAACTATTCCGTGACTATGATATGATGGACAATGATTCTATTATCTCATCCGTGATGGATATTTACGCCGACGAATCAACGGTGAAAGATGAGTTTGGTCAAATCTTGACCATTCGTTCAAAAAACTCAGAAATTCAAGACATTCTCCATAATCTATTTTATGATATCCTCAACGTAGAGTTCAATCTCTGGCCGTGGACACGTAATATGGTCAAGTATGGAGATTTCTTTTTATACCTTGACATTGACCCCGAATACGGTGTTGTCAACACCTTTCCATTATCTATCTACGAAACAATTCGTGTGGAAGGAGAACAACCTGGTAATCCATTTTCGGTAACATTTAAAATTGAAAATGATTTTTTAACGTTGGGTAAGAAAACCTTTGACAATTATGAAGTCGCACATTTCCGTATGTTATCAGATACAAACTTCCTCCCATATGGAAAGAGTATGGTAGAAGGTGGTCGCCGTGTCTGGAAGCAATTACAGCTAATGGAAGATGCGATGTTAATTCATCGTATTATGCGAGCACCTGATAAGCGTAAAATATCCATTGATATCGGCAATATCCCACCAGCTGAAGTTGATACACATATGCAACGTATTATTGACCGTATGAAAAAGGTTCCATTAATGGACCCAAAAACGGGTGACTATAATCTTAAGTATAATATGATGAATATTACCGAAGATTTTTATCTTCCCACTCGTGGAAAAGACAGTGGAACCGATATTCAAAATCTTCCTGGTCTCCAATTTAATGCAATTGAGGATATTGAATATCTTCGTAACAAATTAATGGCAGCATTTAAGGTACCCAAATCATTCTTGGGGTACGAAGAAGACAATAGTGGAAAAGCATCTCTTGCCGCTCAAGATGTACGATTTGCTCGTACCATTGAACGCGTCCAGCGCATTATATTATCCGAATTAACCAAGATTGCTATCATTCATTTATATGTACAAGGATTCCGAGATGCGGAATTGGTGGATTTTGACTTAGAAATGACAAGTCCATCGGTTATCTATGAACAAGAAAAGATTAACTTATGGAAGGAAAAAATTGGATTGGCTACCACGATTGCAGACAGTAAGTTCCTTTCCCGTGAATGGATATATCACAACATTTTACAAATTGCCACAGCCGATGCGACGGAAGAAGCAACGAAGGTAATGCATGACGTTCTTGGACTGGCAAAGTTGGCAGCAAAAGAACAACAAGCACAGCAACCACCGCAACCTGAACAAGCGGCAATGCCTGGTGCGGAGGGTGGGACTGAAGGTAATCCCGAAGCAGAAGCACCTCCTGAAGAGCAATCCCCAGAAGACCAACAGATTGATGATGTAGATGCTATTTTGGCAAGTTTGGACGAACCAAATACAGCAGAAGAAGCTACTACGGACGATATGGAGTTAGAAGAAGCTAAAATGGGTCGCCCACCTGAAGGTCAAAAATATGGACAAGACAGTCATCCACGAGGACGTGATCCACTTGGACATAAAGAAAATCTTGGAGCAATGCAAATTGGACAAAAACGTAAACAAAGTAAAAAGTCTCCGTTATCATTAGAACAAGTAGAGATTTCCAGACTTATCAAGCAATTAGAAGCTAAAGCATTAGTGTCCGTGGAATCAACTAGTATCTTAAATGAAGATAATATCCTAGATATAGACGAAAAACCTACTGAGTAGTATTTTTTGAACTATTTAATATAGAGATGATTTTCAATCACTTAGACGGAATATTTTATGAAACCAAGCATAAAGCATAATAAGTTAAAAAATACTGGTATACTGTTTGAGTTACTGGTACGCCAAATCACTTCGGACCTTATGGAAAACAAGCAAAATAGCCCAGCCGTACAGCTAATGCGTGAATTTTTCAATTCTAAAAAGGAACTGGGGAAGGAGCTTATTTTGTATCGAGCATTCTTTAATGCTCACAATTTATCGGAACAACGTGCATTTGAGCTGGTTCGGCTCGTCACAGAACAACGAAAGACGCTTGACCAAACCGTATTAAACCATCAAAAATATCTTTTAATTAAAGAAATCAAAAATAACTTTGAATTAAAAAATTTCTTCGCATCCAGAGTTCCTTCCTATAAAATCTACGCCTCCATTTCTAAGGTATTTGAATCTGCTACCACTGGTACAGATATTGCCTCTATTGACGAATTGGCTAATAGTCAATTTACAATTGTAGAGCACCTATCGGGGAAGACAGTTACAAAGGAATCTGCCCACAATACGGAACTCTCCCAACTTATTCGTAGTCAAGAAGATGATATCCGATATTTATCCTATAAGATATTAATTGAAAACTTCAACGAAAAGTATAAGAATCTTGATGGGGCACAAAAGAAACTATTACAAGAATATATTCATAATATTTCAAATACATCAAACTTAAAGAAGTACGTTCAAACCGAAAGTACACGGTTGTCGGTTGAACTCAAAAAACTGTCCAAGAAAATTACGGATGATGTTACCCGTATTAAGTTACACGAAGTCATTTCGCAATTAAATCGTATACAAACCGTAAAGACCGTAAAAGAAAATCATATGACCGCATTACTTATTGCAATGGAAATTTCTAAGTCCATTAAGACACTTGGAGTATAAGATGACCCCAGAACAACAACTTCGGCAATATATCCGAGAAATATTACAACAAGAATTGGATGAAATCAGTACCTCGGATGGAGCTGGTGCATACCTAACGCCAATGGCCTTTCGTGGAAATAAACAAAGCAATGTGGCAAAGATGAAGCACACGGCAACTCAATTGGGGTATAAATTAACTCCTCGTGGAACTGCCGATTTAACCAAAACGGCTGATAATTTAGTGGAAGGGAAGGTACGGTATCATGAATATAAAAAGGATGATTCTGTTTCTACCCATCAGAAAATTGCAAAGGCAATCTCGGAACTAAACAGAAGTTTAAATGAAGCAGACCGTATATTGAATATGAATACCAGATTAAAAAATGAATCGGGTATTGCCAGTGAACAGTTATGGAAGCGCACCCAACAAGGATTACTTAAATTAGAATCTAAGCTTATTACTATAGCTGGTAAGATTCGCGAACTCAGAGGAAACTAGTATGCAATCATTAAATGAATTACGCAATTTAATTCGCACCGTTATTCAAGAAGAACTTGACGATATGGACGAAACTTCGCAAG